ACCATCAGGATTGATGGGTTGCCGCCAGACACAAACGCCTTCTGCATCACGTCCTTGACCATCGCTTCGGTCAAGTCGCGCTGCGTTCCGTCGTTACGAGCGTCTGAACCGTCAGCCGCTGTCGGATCTGTACCGTCACCAGCCTTGTTGGTGTTAGTCGCAATCCACGCACCCAAGCCAGCGGTTTCGCGGGCTGTGGATGAGTTACCGGCCACGCGGGCATTGTTGTCGGTTAAAACTGCTTCTACATCACGACGAAGCTCTTTGCCGCGCTTTGCGAGCTGGTAGCTTAATTCGTCGTTTCTGCCGGCCAAATCCTGCGAGCCCAAGTTGTCCGCAACGATCAATGTACGACGGCGAATGTGCGTATAGTTTCCGATACGCGTAGTCGCTGATGTGCTGTCGAAAGACGCCACATCGTCACCGTCAATTACGGCTGTTGTGCTGGTTGCAGCCAGTGAATCTGTCTGCCACTCAAAAAACGTGTTTGATACGTTTTCTGAACCAACGTTACTTTGGAAAGGCACCTCTTCGGGCGAGATAGAGGCAATGATATTACTTAACTCTTCTCTGATGCCTTTTGCGTCAAAAGACGTAAAGGTGTTTGCTACGATTGCCATTTTATTTCTCCATTACAGCAATGTTTTAATTGCAGCCGCTGCGTCTCGCACACGGCCAGTCTGATGCGCGGTTTGGATATGCGCTTGCTGCACAGTTTTCGGCTTTGGCACTGAACCGCGAGATCCTGCTTTTAACGTTTTGGAACGCGCTTTCTTCGGCTTCACTTTAGCCTCATTAGCACGCGTTTCGCCTCTATCGTAAAGCATGGCTTTCCTCGCCAGTTTAACCAACGTTGCGTTTTTCAACCCTTGGACATCCTGCTCGCTAAATCCTTCGTTAAGAAGAAAATCACGAATCTGCCCAGCTTCTGTGGATGCAACCTTTTGGTCACGCCACTCTGGGATAATATCCGGCAGCGCCGTGCGCTGTTGCTCCAAATATTCTTGTTCCATTTGCTGCATTTTCTTCTGTTGAAGATCCTGCAGTCGGGCCTGCTCGGCTCTAACCGCGTGCAATTGAGCTTGCTTTTGCTCTTGTTGCTTTCGCCATTGTCGCTCTGCTTTCGCTGCCATCGCGGGGTCTGTGTCATACAGTGTATCCCAGTCAGGCTCTTCTTGTACCGATTGCTCAATTTGCTGGCTTAGGGCCGGCAATAGTTGAGCATATTGCGCACGCTCCTGCTCAATCGCTTCGGCTTCCGCTGCATACGACTTGCGCATCTCAGCCAGCTCCTGCGTTTTGCGGGTATAGTCTCGGTGCCTTAAATGTCCGCTTTTCAAATCTTCGACCGTAATCTCTTCGCCGTCTACCTCCACTTTCGCGGACAGTATGTCGAAGGATTGGTCGCCAGAATTGTCGGCGTCATCCTCGTCATCAAGCTCGACCTCAGATCCTTCGACAGGTGAATTGTCGATCTCATCATCAGCCATTTCGACTTCAGCTTCGGATTGCTCTTCAGCTTCGGCCTCTAGCGCATCAGTCGCTTCTGCATTATCCCCTTGGGGTGCAAACATTGCACTGATTGCATTTTGCGCGTCGGTCAGCCCAATCCCTTGCGGGGTGTTGCTATCTGACATTTGCGTCAATCTCCTTAATTATGCGTCTATTTTTGCTTTTTTTCAATAGTCGCGTTGTCAACCATGGCACGCAGGGATCTCTGAACCAGATCAACCCCGCGCAGTTTCATATAGATGGCCTCTCGGCCTTCTGCATCGCCGGTGCCAGTCGCCTTAAACTCGCCCCAGCAATCCTGCTCGATCTCGGCGAAAAACCTCACCAGATCAGTGTCTTTCAGCAATCGGTCGGCAGCATTGCCATCATCGATTATTTGCTGCTTAGTCTTCACGCGCGCCCTCCTTGATCACGTCTGCCTGCGCCTTGAGAACCTCGCGGTTGATGGCCAGATCGGATCGGATCTGCTCGACGTTAAGCTGCGCGCCATATTTGGCCTTCATCTCCTCGGCCTTTACAAACAGCTCAGCCTCCAGCTCGTCACGCTTGCGGTCATCCTCCATCTGCATCTTTTCACGATCAAGCTGCAACTGCGCGGCTTTTTTCTGAATGTCTGCTTGGATATCTTGGATCTGCACTTGTATCAGCATCTCGTTGATGTCCGGCTTTTCCTGTTTTGGCGGTGGCCTAAACTCTGCAGGGTTACTCCAGAATTGAGATGTGTCCTTGAAGCCGGCCAACTCTGTCATTGATTTCAGCGTATTGCTGAGCTTGGTGACGTCGGTTAGCGGATTTTGCGGCCCCATTGTCTTCATAGCATCCTTCTGCATTTCGCCAATTTGGCGAAGCATCATCATGCGCTCTGTGTCTGTGCCACGGCCCAAAGCAACATTGATCGACACATCCATCTTACTATCCCACGCCCTTGGGTCTATCGGCACAAACTTATTGAGCAAGCGAACCATGCGCGGCGCATCCTGATGCGTGGTGATCAGGTGCAGCACGATCTGATACAAACGCTTCATGCCCGTCTCAGCAAATATGCGCGCGATCAGCTCAATGTGTTGCTGTGCGGCGCTCACAGTCGCTGCAACGGCGCTGGCGGTGGTGGACTGCAGAACGTTGGCGTCTAGCCCCTGAGACGCCTTTGAGATGCCTGTGCGGGCCTCTTTGACCTGATCCATATATTGCAGAACCGGAAACGCCTCGCGGCCAACAAATGGCATCGAAAGCGGCTGCACCTGACCGGCTTGGCGCTGGCGGATAATGCTGCCAACCTCTGTGTTCATAACGTCATCTAAGTTCACCATGCCTTCTGTGACAGCCACGCGGGGGTGTATGGACATGGCCAAGCTATCCAACGTGTTACGCATGATGACAGACTTGATCCGCTGAATATCCATGACGGTGTCCGCCACGCTAATGCCGAAGAAATCGTGCGGCTCTGGATCTGGGCAGAACGTGGCGAAGGGCGCCATGTCAATTGGCTCGTTGTTCAGTATCTTGTTGCCGTCGCCCGCCGTGCAGATTTTGCGCAGCTCCGCGATGCCGTCGCCGTCGTAATCAACGCGGATATAGTTTTCAACGTAAAGAACCTTTTTCATCGCTGGGTCGTTGCGCTCGTTCATCTCGTTGGTTAGCGCAGGGTTGCGCGTGTACCGCTCGACGTTGGTGTTCATGTCGTCATACGCGGATGACATGCTTGCGACCTCGTCGTAGTCATATCCCATCGCAACCAGCTCGGAGACGGTCACAATGCGCCTGTGAGCGACATAATCGGCTTCTTCGATAGATTTTGCCTCACGCGAAATTAGCAGCTCCTCGGGCGGCACAGCCTCCAGCTTAACGCGGCCATCGGGGCGCGTGTATTCCACACGCACATCATGCACCATCGGCATCGGCATTTGCATTCCGGTCACTGGGTCGATCATGGGCTCACCAAACGGCATGGACGCCTGCACGGCGATCATCGCATCCGGATCTGCGGCAAGAGCCGCCAGCGCGTTATCGTCAAGGCCGGTGTAATTGTAGGCGTCAATCGTGGTTTGATCATCCCACCAACACTTTAAAACACCAACCTTGCGTATCAGCGCATCCTTGAACGCTGAATGCATCGCCAAGAAGCCGTTGTTGTCGCGGTTGATGATAAAATTGGCATAGTCGGTCGCTTGCTCCGCCGCCTGCACGTCTTCGGGCCCCTGCGGCGCGTATTCGACGGTGCGGTCGGTGCCATGAAAAATCCGCATCAGCGACGGCAGGATGGCTTGTACGGTATCGCGCACGTCCATGCTAACCACTTGACTGCGCCCGTCCTCTTCGTCGCCAAACGGTTGCCCGCGATAATACTCGGTGGCCTCCGCCCTTACGGGCGATATGGTGTTGTCGATGTAGTCTATCGCGTCGTCGATCTCCTTGCCGACAATGCCCTGCAGCTCGTCATCGCTCATTATGTTAGGGTTGAGCTGCTGCTCCACCTGATTGACCAAATCGTTGATGTCTTGTTCCATTTCGGTGTCCTTTATCGGCGGGCTTGCAGGGATTTAAGGTATTCGTCTATCACGTTCAACTGCTCCGGCTGACTGTCGCGCATTGCTGCAATCGTTCCGGCAACCATAGTAGGCGCCACGGCTCCCTGCGGAGACGCACCAGTCGCCCTAAGTGCGCGCATTGTGGTCTTAGCCATGGGCTTCATAAATGGCGCTGCAGTCATCAAAACGTCAGCCCCTCCGAGCAGAGCCTCCAAGCCGGATGCCTTCATTCCTGCCGCGTCGCCATCTCTCATGGCCCCCAAAAAGCTGCGCCCGCCTCTATATGCGTCTTGGCCGCCAATAACCGTTCCAAGAACGGGCGCGTAGCTTGCGCCTACGGCGGCGTCGTATGCCGCTCTGGGGTTCTGCGTTTTCGCCAATACGGCGTCGAAGATGCTCATCTGCGTGGGATTTTCTAACGGCTGGCGAAAATCTACTGCGCGTTGCAAGTCTTCTTCGGAATACACATAATCGCCTTGCTCGCGGTATGATTGGCCAGTTGTGGGATCTGTCACGATCTTGCCGGTGCGCGTCTTATATGCAGCGCCTCCGCCCTCGTCCTCGCCAAGCATTCGGGAGAATGTTCTTCGTATATCTGGTATCTCTTCGCCAGTAGCGTCGTCAAACTTAGCGTCTGGATAGTTGTGACGCATGACATCCGCCAAGCGATACACGCTCCCATCATCAGCGCGCGCCATTGTCACCCCATCCTGATCAAAGAGTTGCAATTCCAATTCGTTTTCCATATGTTAACAAAATCCTATGTTTTTAAATCGGGAGGCAACAATGGATAAGCAAAGAGCCAGAGAAGAAATTGTCGAAGAGTACATCACGCGCACAAAATGCACCATAGAAGAGGCGGAAAGCTTCGATGATGCAGTAAAAGCGTCACTGCAGATCGAAGATAACAACAGCCCCATGTTTATCGCTGACTTCTTCATTCTTTCCGGCATTTAATCCAACAACCCTCTTTTCTTAGCGTTTTCAAGCATTTGCCCATAGGTGTCTACAAGCTGAGCGTCAACAAGTTGCGGTCTTAGCTGTGTTTTTTGAGTATATGTTGCATTCGCTGAGTCTAACGGGCCAACCGCACCTTTTCCGGTCACATAATTGGGGCTGAAATACGCGCGAAATGGATCTCTGAACAAATCTTCTTGGCGCATGGGCATTTCCAAACTGCCCGTGTACAAGCCGCGCGCTTGGATTGGATATGTCGTGTGAGGCACAGAGGGCGAATCTATAAGGCCCCTTGTCACGTCAAACTTAGATATTCCTGTCCCAGCAATGCCAGATGGCATATCAAACTGCGTTGGGTCTGTAACCGCGTATCTAGCCGCCCCAATAGCGTCAGAAGTTACGCCAAAATTCTTTCTGGCCTCGTCAGTATCCGCGAAACGCATAAACGCTTTTTGCTGATCGGGTGTAGCGTTCATTAGCCACTCATCCACCTCGTCTGAAAGTATGCCCACCCAATTTGACATACCTTTGCGCTTTCGTAGCTCGGCATCAAACCCCTTGGCGGCTTTCTTGGTCATTGATTGCTGCAATAGATCAGCGGCAACACGCGGCGTGAATTTAGCAAAGTCTAACGCATTTGGGGCCATAGATATGGTTGAGCCATAGACCGGCCTTCCCGTCTCTCCGGCAATCTCTTCAGCTCTGTTGATGATAGGCTTCATCACGCCAGCGCCAGACGCCCAAATTGCGTTATCAGCTTGATAAGACGGGCCGCGCATGAAATCAAATCCGCCTTCCAAATTATACCCGCGCTGCAAGTCTATATCGCCTACTCGCGTCAATATTCCGCCCGCCGAGCTTCGATCCCCATAAAGGGGCAGAAGATACCCGCCCTCGATGTCTTCAAGCGAAATCGTCTTGCGGGGCAAAAGGGGTGTGTTTGTCGGAGTAACGGTCGGCGTATATGCCTCAATCGGGCGACTTAGCTTCGTACCGCTGTAGCCCATAGGGTCAAGCAACTCTTTTGTGGGCTGCTTGCTCGGGGGCAAGCTGCGCACCTTCATGACCTGCCCTGCCTTCGGCAGCCGCGTCGCTGGTGCGCTTGCGGATGTTATGTCTGTAACCGTTTTGCTGCGATCGCGCGCAGGCATGTCATCAATACGGCCACGGCTCAGCGCCTGCATTAAATCAAGTAAATTACGGGCTGCCATCTTAACACTTCCACCTTCTGCGTGCTGCCTTGCCGCGTTCACCCGTCCAGCCGCGTGAGCGGGCGCAGAACGACTTTTTACGCGCTTTCTCTGATTTCGTTTTGGGGTTGGGCGCCGGCGCTTTTAACTTGCTGCCGGTCGCCTTGTTGTACTTCGCGCGCCCCTTGGCGGTCAAACCGCCGCCACGCTTCACCGAAAGCTTCTCGCCGCGCCCA